AACCGAGGACCATGAGAGGGTTTGACCGTCAGAGGGACTTACGGCAGATACATCACTAAGACCATCAAGAGTATGGGAGTGAGTTACAGAGGCAAACTGAGAGCTTGCGCTTGCACTCGTAATGTAGGGGCTGAGGGCTGAGGCAAGAGAGGAGGACGTAACATAATCTACAGTCTGGTTCAACCACTGTCCAACGGCAGAACTATAGACCATAAGTTGTCCATCCGAGACAGCAGAAAGGCTTACATCGGTAAGGGAAGTGAAAGACTGGGAAAGATTTCCAAGAACATATTGCTGACTTGCTGAGGACCATTTAAGGACATAACCATCCGTGAGGTTCTGGATAGAAACGTCACTGAGGGAATCAAGTGCAGGGGGAGTGTAGCCAGTGATTACACTAATAGCAATCTGCACGGTTTGGAGGGAGCCGTTAACCGTTGCGATAGCGATAACCTTTTCCGAGCCTGTAACGGTGGAGATAACACTTAATTCTGAGGTCTTGGTTGGGCCTTGGGGCATCTATTTAATCCTCTAAAAGTATCAGGAAACTTCCGAATTCACCATCGGTGGTTACAGGACTTCCTGCCTCGGTGGTAAGGAAGGACAATATTTCTTCCGTTGAACCGGGCCTTGCATGTTTTAACCCCCTGCCTTCGGGTTTAGCCTTGGCGGGGAAATTCTGAGGATGGGTGACAGCCGAGTACATACCATCACTCTCAGACTTGTGGACAAAGAGTCCAGTACCGGGTTCGATAACACCTTCCTTGTAGGGGTACTTCCGTCCCGAACGATCACAGATAAAATAACTATGTTCACCTTTTCCGTGTGACATTATCTAAACACCAAATGCGGAGTGGTAAAAAAGGAACTCCGTTCCCTGTCCTCTTCGAGGGCACGGAGTACCGTTTCCTCATATTCCTGTTTAAGTCTGACAATAAGGTTGGCATCATCGGGCCTAAGCTTCATAGCCAGATAAAAGGCCAATCCAGACACAACCGCAGGGAGAAACCGGATAGGAAGGTCTACCAATTGGTCTTGTCTGGTTACGTCTTGAATCTTGGTCATAGCCCAGAATTTGAGCGTATCAACGCTATTGTCGGGCTTGGGCCAAATGTGGATTACCACATTATCCCTGTCCCTGTCCACAGTGTATTGAGTGGCCCTGTTGCTATAGGTATCCTTCTTTGGGATATCTTTAAATTGGAACAGGCTCATACGGGACATTCTGGTTTCCACACTGGAACTGGCCTTGTAATACATAAGGTGCATTACATCAATTATATTAGAGGATACGGTATATTCCCCAACGCTAGAGGCTACAGTGACCGTAACTTCATCAAGGGTGGAAAGGGGGACACCACGGTTGATAAGGTCAATAAGGAGGAGGTTGAGGGTCCTACGGGCAGTTTGGGCATCCCTTCCAGTCATATGCTCACCACCAACCCTATCATAAGCTTCATCTAGGATTAGGTCAATTTCCATGTCAAAAGTCGTAGTACCAGAAGTAACAGCCACTTTAGAATATCCTAAACACTAGGAACCCAAGGGTAATAACTACACCACAAATGAGTCCCGTTACAAAGCACATATTATCCCAAGATGTAGACGGAAGCAGCACCACTCGTGCCTGTTTTCGTAAAGGCGATACGGGCCCAAGGACCTGTGATAGTCTCTCTGAATACGCCACTGTAAGACGAAATAGTTACAAAGAAGTCAGTGTGTGCGCCAATGGATGAAGAGGCCCCAAGCAGGGTAGGGGACCTTTGACCATCAGGGATGGGGCTTACAAGGACAACAACCGTATCCGAGCCAGTGGTAGAACCACAGACAGTACGGGTCTGGTCAGGGGCAAAGCGGTAATCCAGTTCGATGATGGGGTTGGCGGTATAGGCCGAAGCGGAAGCCGAGAGTTGGATGATATAGGGTATGCGTTGTTGAGTCACTTTTAATTTCCTCTGATATTTTTAAAGAAGGTCGGGCTCCTTCCGTAACGATTAAACTACTTTAAATATTAGCATAAAGAGCCCCTTGTGTGAAAGACCCCCTAGCGGGTAAAGCTAGAGGGTCTAGGGCTCACAGGGGTAGTAAGTATCTGGTTTTATTACGAACCAGCGGAACCACGGAGGGCTCGCCAATCCGAGACACCAAAGCTGTAACGTTCACGAGCTTTGTACTTGAGAATGTCCGTATCCCAGTCACCTTCCATGCCCGTTTCGATTTTCTTACGAATCATGTGTTTCGGGCCGTTGGTAACGTCAGTGCGGAGGAACCAAGCGTCATCATCAGTAAAGCGGTGGTTAACGTGCCAGCCGCCCGGAAGGTATTTATTTGAGCGAAGGACGTTAATCTTGTTGGTGTTAGTCACGCCATCACCAGCAACGCCGGGTTGAGAACCAGCGGGGCCTTGAACCATCGTGGAAAGTTCAGAACCAAGAATTTTTTGGATGTTGAACATTTCAGCGGGTGCAACGTGGATGGAACGTGCTTGTGCGCCAATCAGGACACCACGATCATCTTTAATGAGTGCAGTGTTGATAATGGCCGTTTCAAGCGTGGTTTCAGAGATATCACCCGTTTCGAGGTTGGATTGGTTGCCAGCCCGAGTGGGGTGAGAAGCACTGAAAAGAACCACACCGTCACCGTAAGAGGGACCGCCAGAGAAGCCGAGGTTGTAGATGTTGGCTGCTTTGGTCTGTTTGGTGTTAGCCATAGCGCGGCCAAGTTGTTTGGCCTTGATTTTAGAGAGGGAGTCATAGAGGTTATCTTCCATGGCTTCTTGCGTAATAGCGAACGCAAGGGCAATCGTTTCATGGACATAACGAGCTACGTATGCTTCCGAAGCATCATCGAATTCGACAGGTGCGCCTTCTGATTTAACAGGTGCAGTCTCGAATCCAGTCATGAGGACTTCTTCTTCATAGTTTTTGTCGGAGTTTTCAATCTCGAACAACGGCAGATGCTCGTTGTCTACGCTTTTATACTCCATGCCGAAGATAGCGTTAAGACCGGGCCTAAGCTGCTTCTGCAAACTACCGCGAGTAATAGTCATAGTGTTTAGTTTCCTTTATTCATTCGGGAGGGCGGGGCCGAAGCCCCTACCATCCCCATTAGTTCAGTTAAGCGTTGGTAAAGTTATCGGCATGAGAAATCCAGATAACTTCAAGGAGGGGGTTAGCCGCACCAACAGAGTTACCGGGAGTATCATACAGGCCAATTACACGAACCATCGTCTGTTTATCAGCCGAGGTAGCGTCAACACCCGAGGTCGTAAACGAGGCGACAACCACGTTATGACCAGAGAGCTTAGTGGCGGTGTTACCCGAACCAGCACTCACACGAGCATTTTTACCAAAGTCTGCAACAGAGAGGGAGCTATCTGCACGAATGACCATCACAAGGGCGGGGTCATCAGCAACGTATGCAACAGGAACAGTACGGCCATTCACGGCGTCAATAACTTTTGCGCCAGCCGAAACCGAAGTCGAAGCAGGAAGCATTTCGCTAATAACGTTGGAGCCGTTAGCATCAATGTAGGAAGCACCTTGGAACACGCCGATAGGTTTATCACCGTTACCAGCAAGAACAATAGTGCCGCCTGATACTTTAACGGGGTCGCCTTTAAAGAGTGCGGTTGCATAGCCGTTTGCTACCGGATAACGGCTCATGCCGCCACCAGTATACTTACGGCCAGATTTAGTACGGACGGGACGAAGCCCAAAATCACCAGTAGCCATAGTTTAATATCCTTTTAGTAAGTTGTTATTTATAGTGACCCTAGGCCTCATACCTGTGTCCGATTACTCATCGGACTTGTACTGGGCTTGCCGACCACTCCCCCTAGTCACATGACTACGGGAATCATTCTGGATGCGAACGTGTTTGTTCTGCGTCTTTTCAAGATCACGCATATGAGCAGCCTCATTAATACGTGCTTGATTCATGTAGTATTCGTGCCGAGCTTCCTGAATATCCACCGGAACCTTCATGAGGGCCAAGTCGCCATTCATAATGCGCTCATCAGCGGGGGACAGGATAAGACCAAGGGCTTTAACAAGCTCAGTAGCCTCATCCGGTTTAACGAATACGTACCCATCACGGAGCCGTTTAGAGATATTCGAGATATCTTCCGTGGCCCCAAACCTAACTCGTACCCAACGAAGGCCCATGCCTTGATTGAGAAACTTGTCAACTACAGACTCGGGAATGTCCAATCGGCCAACAGGGCTATACGTTGCCTTGGAATTCCGTTCTTTACCTTTATCAATATTTTTGTTACTCATAATAATTAATCCTCAAAAATTTCTGTCATTTTAGAACCACTCTTATCAGCCCGTTCGATAGCTTGCTTTTGCCTTGCGTATTCGGTGATAGGAATGTTCCACTTTTTAGCTTGCGCCACTTCTTCCTTGGTCAACCTAACAGTACCGGGTTTAGCGGACGGAGTGGGTCGGGAACTGGACACAGGACTCTGCGGCTTGGGTTTAGAAGGTGCGGCAGCAGCAGGAGCTTCTTCAACTTTAGGTGCTTCCGGTTCTGCCTCGACCACTTGTTGCTTCCGAAACCGATTAGGATACAGTTCAGCCATCTTTTCTTCAATTCGGCTGTAGTAATCCGGCTCGGTAGGGTCGTAACCTTCTTGTTCAACCTCGGCTGCAATTCCTAGAGCATCTTGGGTAAGACGTTGGTTAGTCACAAACCAAGTGTTCTTACGTGCCCACTCTTGACCAATTTCAGGAAGTTTAGCGATAACTTGGTCCCGAAGAGGGACATTGGCTTGTTGGGGTTGGCGAGGTTGGGGCTTAGGACTGGGGGCCATTTTAGTGTGGGCCTCAAGAGCCATAAGCTCGACATTAGCCTTAGAGAGCTTGTCCGTAATCTCAGCCTTCTTAACGGCATCACCTTCAAGATCGGCTTGGATAAACTCTTTTTTCAGAGAGGCAATACGTTCTTCCGTAGAGCTTTTCTGAGTGCTGGCCTCAGCAAGTTTAGCTTCATCACGTTCTTTAGCCAGTTCGTACAGCTTGAAACGGAGTGCTTCAATCTCACCGTCTTTTTCCCTGTTCTTGGAAACCAACTCGCGAATACGCTTCTCAGAACGAGGCTGTACACGATTGGTGTTGTCGAGAACATCTTCCGAGGGAGCATCCGGCTTAACAGGCGATTCTTCTACGGCTTGTTTAACGGGCTCGGGGGTGACAACAGGTTCCGGTTGGGGAACTTCATCACTCTCTACCTCGATGGTCAACTCCGGTTCAGGAGATTCCAGTTCGACAGTGGGAGTTTGGTTGAGATTATCTAAGTCTAGCTCTTGCCAGCTACTTTCTCCTTGGGACGATTTAGGAGAGGGGGAATTAGCGTCCCGTTCAGGTTGGTTCAAAGTATCTACCTCTTAATTTGTTTTACGTGGGAGGACGCAGCGAGGGGTCCACGAAATTTTAAAAGTCCTCTAAGAGGTAGATTACCTTGAGTTTAGTCTTTAGTACAAGTCCCCTTGACTAGTAAAACTTACGGACTTGTTGCATAACTGTTTCGGGTTTCTCCCAAAAAGGTACTTGTTTTTCCTTAGATTTTTCTTCTTCCTTGATTCGCATAGACTCGTCAAAGATACGTTCCGAGACTGCAAACGCAAAGTCATAATCGCCCTTGCCATTCATCAGTTTAAAGGCTACGTTTTGGGAGATAACCTCATCTTCGGTCAGGTTGAGGTTCTTGATAATTTGTTGGTCAAATTCCGTAGTACCAAATTCAGGTTTCTTCATATTTTACTCCGAAAGAATTTTAGTGGGGTCGATATCCTCAGCAGACTCAAGAGTCATAAGCATAGCCGTATCCTCAATGAGGACCAGCCGGATACCACGATAAACAAACCTGTTCCCGCTAAAACGGGGAAAGGCTACCAGATCACCCACTTTAACCCAAGGTTCCGTACCAGTACGTTCCTTGTCTGAGTAGGCAAGAGGCCCAACAGCAAGCACTCGGCCCACGTTGGTAAGATTCTTGATATCGTCACGGATAGTCTCGGGAACGATAACAGAACCAACCTTATTCTTGATCGGCACAGGACGAAGGATAAGGTTCCATCCGTGGACTTTTGGAAGAACCTCGGGGTCAGAAATCTTATCGTCCGTAATCCAATCTTTGTTATCTACTGCACCCCTGATTCCAGAACTAAATGTAGACATGGTTAGTGAATCTCCTCATACTCATCGGTGTGTTGGTTGTTGCGTTCAATATCAATAGCTTGTTTAATCAATTCCAGAGAATCCTCCAAGGTTTTATGTCTCATAACGTACAAAGGATAATCCTTATCATCGAGCAAACCACCTAGAATAGCGGCAACAGTACGCCTTTTTTCATCAGCGATAAGCTCTCTAAGAACATCAATTACAGCGTATTTATCGGACATTGGCTTTAACAATCCTGTCTATTTCAAGTATGGGTTTAAGTATATCCTTTAGTTCGTCCAGCTTAACCATGTTGGGTCCGTCCGAAGGGGCATTGTCAGGGTCATTGTGGACCTCCATAAACAGCCCCGCTACACCAACTGCAACAGCCGCACGAGCGAGATAAGGGACCATGCTCCTATTACCGAGAGTGCAAGCTTGGCCCACACTAGGCTTCTGGACTGAATGAGTAGCATCAAAAATAACAGGAGCGAACTCACGCATAACAGGGATAGAAGTGAAATCATTAACAAGGTTGTTATAGCCAAAGAACGTACCCCTTTCGGTTAAAAGGACCTTTGAGCCCACCTTTTCAGTCGCAAACTTCATAGCCTCGGGGCTTACAAACTGTCCCTTTTTAATGTTTACCAGCTTACCAGTCTTGCCCGCAGCTTCCAGAAGGTCCGTTTGTCGGCACAGGAAAGCGGGAATTTGCAGGATATCGACATACTTGGCGATAATCGGGCATTGGTACGGAAGGTGAACATCAGTGATAATGGGGACCTTGACCTCTTCCCTGATAGCTTTAAAAGTCTCCAAAGCCTCTGTCATATTTGGGCCCCGAAAGGAATTCTTGCTGGTGCGGTTAGCTTTGTCAAAGGAAGTCTTAAATACAAACCCCACCCCAAGTTCATCCGTAATCTTCTTTAGCTCCCGAGCCATCATAAGAGAGTGTTCCTTATTCTCAATAATACACGGTCCTGCGATAAGGACCAACGGGGTTTTATTGTCGATTATCAACATACCAATTATGTAGGTTTATAAGTTTAGAATTTCTACTTTTTAGGTTTACCAGAGCCGCTAGGTTTTGGACGAGACTTAGCAATCTTTTCTTGGGTTTGGGCTTTAAGCTCCTCCGTCTTGAGTTTAGCAAGACGATCAAGGCCACTCTCTACCATATCCTTGCCCATTTCCTTGCGGTGTTGCTCCTGACTCATGCCAAGTTCTTTTGCCTTAATGCTGAGTTCCTTGTTTTTAAGAGCAATATGGGCAACCTCATGCCTGTGTTCGTACTCAATCTTAATCTTCTCGTTGTCAGCACTTTGCTTTTCAGCAAGAGCAGCAATAAGGAGGGGGTCTTGAGTACCATCAAGCTCACTCTTAAGAGCGTTAGCTTTAGCAACAAGCGGGGCAGCTTGAGCGATAGCAGCTTCCATTCCAACTTGGGGGTCGAGGCCTTGGGGGTTCTGTTGCTTGATAGCAGCATTCATCATTTCCTGATACCGAAGAACCATGTGTTCTTTCATATTGGCTGCGATCATCGGGGCCACCCCTTGCATAATAGGGTTCTTGCCACCGTTGGGGTCATTGAGCCACAGACCTTTGACTTTAATGTGGGAATCATGGTCTTGGCCGGGAAATGCTGCAATCGGAGCCCCCTTAGCGGCACTCATAATATCCGACACGGGGTCTTGGGGTTGGGGCTTCTGGTCCATCGGAACAAGGGCGTTGGGGTCACTTCCATCGGCAATAGCCTCAAAGAATTCTCGGATAATCTGTTTCGTGTTAACCATGCCGGGGAATTGTTGAGCCACTTGCAACTTGGTTTGTGCAAGGGCCATTTTGTGTGCATTGGAGCTAATGTTGGGGTCGGAGTGGGGTATGACAGTTACGTCACGAGGGTCATAATCCATGGCGTAGATGGTACGCTCACCACCTACAACGTCATATGGATATCCTTCGGCAGGAAGGTACTCCCCGTTTAGATCGGCAATGATGCGAAATTCCTGCTTCTGCGCATAGTGCAGCCGCTTGTGGATACCGCTAAAGAACTTGGTGCTTGCTTCAAGAAGGGCAAGGGTCGTGCCTACCGGACCATAGTTGGTGGAGTCACTGATAACCTGTTCCGTACTATCTGCGAACTTCTGGCCCCGAGCTTCGAGGTATTGGAGCATTTCAAACAGAACTCGGGAGGGCTCTTTATAGGGAACAGGAAGAAGGGCCTTGGTAATGTCAATACCAGCCGCTTCCATCTCTTTCCACTCACCGGGACGGAGGGGGTCGTTATTTTGAATCTTGACCCCTTTAGCTTTAAAGCCCCCTTGCAGGGTGGCAAACTGTCCAGCATCCACAAGGGAACGCATGGTCATGGTCAGGGTAAGCTCAAAGTTACCAAGAAGGTGGATAAAGCCAAGGCTGTAGAAGCCAAAGCCGGGGACAAAGGGGTACTTGACAAACCACACCCGCTTGTCCCTGTTCGGGTCATCAAACTTCCAGTTACGGCGAATAGAGAGGACTTTAGAGGTCCCTTTGTCTACTGTTACCACGTAAGGAAGGGCAAGACCGTTGGAGTCCTCATAGGGGGTCCCCTCAAGGGTCAGGTAGGTGTGCTGTTCCAACAGAGTGTAAACGGAGTCATTCTCCGATACGTTGGAGACAATGCCGATAATGTCGTTAAACTTCTTGGAAATCTCGCTGACTTCGGGCTTGGAAGGTTCGGGAAGTTCGATATCGTTCCGGTAAACCCCAAAAGTCTGGTCCCGAATCATATCGTTCTTGTTCTTGTACAGAATGTGGGTGTACCGCTGGCACTTCTTGAGGTTGACAGCATTGGCGGGGACTACAAGCTGGTCAGCAGGGACAAACTCCGAGCAAGGGGCTTGGTAATAGTTGTCGTAGTAAACCTTTTTAAACGCAATGCCGACAATAGGGACATACAAAAGAAGATTCTCCATATCGGGGAAATATTCTTCCATAAGTTCGTTAATCTGGTAGTTCATATGCTCTGAAACCCTGTTGGCTTTAAGCATCTTTTCAGGGGTCTTTGCCCCGATAATTTGGGCTTTTACAGGCCCACTGGGAGGAAATAGCTCTTTTGCGGCCTTTGCCTGAAACTTGACAGCAGATTCAAGAATAAGAGGGTGAGTGGCCCCACAAGCCCCTTCAAATGGTTCTGTATTCTCCTTTAGTTCAAGGCCAAGGAGGTCAAGGCCCTTTACAACCATCCGTTCCCATGGCTCTCGGGAGGCCTTGTCAGCAGAAAAACCATCGAGAACATCGGCAGATATCTTTTGAAGAATATCATCACTAAGTTTAAGGGCAAGATTCTCGTAGTGGTCGTACGGCTCCTCGGGGGGAAGGGCCTCTTCGGGGGCGGGAGTAACGTCTACCGAACCATCTTCATTCTCAATCACCGTATCCATCATATCCATGTGTTACTACGCCTTTACTAATGCGCCCCAGTAAGTCCTCTTACGGAGCCTGAACTTATCGTCCTCATCTTCTGGCTCATCCTCGGTGGAGTTTACATGCCAAGTATCCCTCATCCACAGAATTGCCTGAGAACAGGTGTCCACGATATCCTTTTTAACGACATTGGGAAATTTAATGAGGTCACTGATTACGTCTAAAGCCCAATCTTCGTCAGGAAACCATATTCTACCATTCTCAAACAAGGGGGTACAAGCATAGACCCTAGTAAGCTTGTCTGTGTCGGGGCTAAACTCGATAATTGGCAGGCCCCTACGCCTCATTTCTTGGATAAGGGACTGACCCGAAGCCTTTTTCTCGATGATAATTCCATCCGGCTTATAGAAATCGTAGATACCTTGGACCTTTTTACAGAGGTCGGGAAAGGACCATCTGCCCTTATCGGCGGCTAACAGAAAAAGGGAGGGGATTTTCATGTATTTTCCGGTAAAGGACTCTACTGTTCGGTTAAACACACCCCAAACAGTGTAAGCAGAGTAGTCGGCTGCATCCTTTTCGGAAAAGGCGGTATCAAGAGAGATAACGATATACTCAAGATTGGGACTCATTCCCCTCGGAATCTGTTGTCTTTCCCGTTCGGCATCTGTCCAGAGCTTGCACCAGTCCAGTTTAACAAGGTTCCCCTCGGCAGGAACAGGATTCTGCATGTAAAGGGCATTCCACTTGGTAGTGGACATAGAGGGGTCCTCTTTTAGTTCCATTAAACGTTCAAGGGGCCAGAACTCAGGCCAATAAGAGCCCCCAACGGGCTTATTGAGGAGTTCAGCAGACTCCTTGTCAAGGATAGCGGGGATGGAAATAACCCGCCATTGCTTTAACTGCTTCTTTGCTTTTGTCCCCTTTAGGAGATATCCCGCTAAATCCTCATCACTCCATCGGGTCATGATGATAAGCTCCCTGCCTTGGGGCAGAAGGCGGGTACGTA